CGAATGTTGGGTTGGACGGCATTGCTCGACTCAAACAGATGCTCGACAAATACGAAGAACTGCTCAAGCTCATGAACCCGACGAAGCAATGAACTCACCTGACGAGCGACCAGAGAAGGAGGCGGAGAAGCTGCGAGATGAGGTTGTGAAGCGGATGTTGAACACGTCGCCCAAGCCTCATCCCAAGCCGAAACCAGGACGAAGACCGGGGCGTCCGGTTAGCTCCTAACGCCTCGGCGCCCAACGACCCTTGCGGCCCTTGCCGTACGGCTTGCTACGCCCTTGCGAGACTAGGTCTAGCATACATCAGCCGACGCCCGACGGCGCCAGCGATGCAGCGACGGGCGCGCTCTGCATCGTCGCAGCCAGTGGCAATCCGGTTCGTGTAACGGAAGTCAAACTCGGTAAGATAGCGGCTCAGGTGTTGCTTGCCGCAATGCTGATAAATGCCGCGCATCCCGCGTTTGAAAATGGCGAAGAAGCCTTCGATCTGGTTCGTCGTGATCGAGCGGTCCTCGCGGCTGACATATTCGCCCTTCGCGGTCAACTCGACTCAGGGGCATCGTTCCACAACCCAGTGACGGCTCCCGTCGGACGAGCGATGCTTCTAGAAACATCCTCACCGCCACCCTCGCAACCGAATGACTGCGTAGCACGATTTTCCTTGCAAAACAAGGTGGAAATGGTATGAGACGGACCTGCGTCGATGCGATGAAAGACGACGCGCCCGCCCACGCGGTTTCGCGATTGCGGAGGCAACGGGTTTCGCACGGGGCACAACTCCGGGTGGCGGTCGCTGCGGTGGCCGCCACTTTGCTCACCGCCTGCGCTCCCCACGTCCGCTACGTCAGCACCTATTGCCTGACACACGACCAGCAGCTGCCAAGCGAGCCCCCCAAGGTTCACAGCCAGCTCACCGGCCACGCGGATTCAGACATCGGTATCATCGCCGGTAGCGCGATACGCCTCAGGGCCTGGGGCGAAGGCTTGCAGACGATCCTGGAAGGCTGCCGGGAGCCCGCAAAGTGATCCGCGTCATCCTCTGGATCGGCGATCAGATCGAGCGCGGTGTTCCCGACGCATTGGGTCCGCTCTCCCGCTTCGAGAGCGCCTGCTACGCGGCAAGCCAGTTCCTCTACCAGCTGGCGTGGAGATTAATCGAACTGCGGGAGCCTCAGCCGAAGTAGGCTGAAGGCGGGGGGATTTTGCCTGATGCTATCGCGCCCTGATCCGCATCGGTCTCGCCGTTATTGCCTCGGCCGGAGTCATTCCAAAGCGACGAATGCGCGAACTTACCGTGTTGCGGGACACGCCTACCGCACGGCAGGCAGACATTATGGACGGATATGTAACGCCGCGAATTGTCACAATCGTTCTTGTTCGCGTCTCGGCTCTCCGCTTGTTTTGGGCCTGCTCCATCCAAGTCGCCCATCGGCAATTATTGGGTTCGTAATTCCCGTTCACGTCAATCCGATCGATAGAATGCTTCCGCGACGGGCGGTCGCCCATGTCGGCCAGAAAATCTGGAAACGACTGCCATCGGTCGCAAACCTCTATCCCGCGCCCACCGTAATGGCGGTAATCGCGCCTGTTCTTGTCATAGCACCGCCGTCGCATTTCACGCCACGATCCATAGGCAAGATTGGCCTTCATCGGCTTACCTTTGGGCATGGTTGGCACATAGCAGATTCACCTTCTGTTCTCAAGTCGTGGAGGGCGGCGGCGTGAATCATACAAAACCGCGCATCCTCTTGCTGGACATCGAGACCAAGCCAGCGCTGATCTATTCGTTCGGCATCCGCGACCAGCATATCACGCACAAGCAGATCGCACAGGATGGCGGCACGATCTGCGTCGGCTACAAATGGCTCGGCGACAAGCGGGCTCGCGTCCTCTCCGAATGGGAGCACGGCTATTCCGAGATGATCGCGCAAACCCACGCGCTGATCTCCGAAGCGGACGCCGTAGCGACCTACAACGGCGCTTCGTTCGATCTCCCAAAGCTGATGGGCAATTTCCTGCTCGAAGGGCTTCCCCCGCCGCCTCCTCCAACCCAGATCGATATCTACAAGGCCGTCCGCAAGCTCGGCTTCATCTGCAACAAGCTCGATTATGTCGCGCCGCTTCTGGGGCTCGGCTCCAAGGTGAAGCACGAAGGGCTGGAGATGTGGATCGCCGTCATGGCGGGTTGCCCCAAGGCGCAGCGCAGGATGGCTCGATACTGTGCCGGCGACGTGGATCTGCTGGAGCGCGTTTACGATCGCGTCCGCGGCTATGTGTTCAATCATCCGCACATGGGAACGACCGGGCCGCTACAGTGTCCCGCGTGCAGCTCGCACCAGGTTCAGTCGCGCGGCGTCCGGCGAACCAAGTCGAGCTTCATCAACCGGCTGCACTGCCAGGCTTGCGGCGGGTGGTTCGATGGTAAGCGGGTGAAAGCCGCATGACCCTCCACCTCGACAACAACCACCATGTCTCGGTCAATGCCCATAGCGGAAAAGTGTGGTTGAGTGTGTATAGCGGAACAGGAGCTGTGGTGCCGTTATCGAGGAAACAGGCAATGCAGCTTAGACGGATGTTGTTCGATGCGGTGTATCAGGAAGAGGGTTAGGGCGATGCGGCTGCGCCGCCGCTCTGGCTTGCTTCGCACTCAACCGCCTTCGGCGTTTTCGCCCTTCGGGAGCCTACCGCTATCGCGAGGCGTATTTGATCTGCAAACGCCTCAGCTGCTCGCGCTCTTCGGCCTCACGCGCTGCGATGCTGGCGGCGGTTCGCGCTCGCTCCTCAGCTTCTCGCTGGCGGGCTTCCTCTAGCGTCTCACGGCGCACAATTTCAATGCGCGCCTCGCCGTATCCATCCCAGTGGTCGCCCCACTGAGTAACTTTGAACAGCATCTCATCCATCCCGCACGGCTGGTCTTCAGCCAATTCGCGCAGCCAATCAATCATCGCGTCCACAGTCATCTCGCCGAACGAACTGGCGTCTGACTCGTAGAGCGTCTTTTCGGCGATGTATGGCTCTTCCATTCTATTCCTCCTAGCCCCGATACCCACCCGTAGGGCCAAGACAACGAAGATTGGCATGGTTCATGGGTAGCGGGAAAAAGCTCCAAAATACAGGATCATCTCCCCCCGACACCCAATAGAGCCGATCGTGCATAATCGGCGATCCGCTGCAATCGTGCTTCTGGTGCGCTGGATTTGTTCGTCGCATCGATCTCGATGAGCCGCAGTGTCTCTCGAAGCACCCCTACATCGGACAGGAGGGCGGTGAGGCGGTTGGCGGCTGCTGGACCGTCTGGATTGACGAGCCGCATCCCATCGTCGGTAATATAGCTTGTCGCAGTGCCATCGCTGCTGATCGTCCCGCCACCTTGCGCCGGTAAACGTTGCATCTTGCGCCGCAGCCGTTCCACCAGATCCCCATCCTCTCCTGATGGTGGGGTGTGTCCCATTGCTGCGATTGCGGCGCTGTTCAGAGGCGAGAGAATTTCGATATTCCTGTCTGCCATCTTCTCAATGGCTCGGAGCGTTCTGTGATACGCGGTTGCGAGCGGCCCCTCATACCAGACACCCTCCCAACGCACGCGATCAGGCCCGTCAGTTTCGACGATGTTGGTTTTGACGATGCGGGACAGCGCTTGCCAGTCGTCCAACGTGTAAGCCAACGCATCTTTCCGCGCCGCAACCGCCTCAACCTTATCCTCGCCGGGGTCGGTGGGGCAGATGAGAGGTTGCATCGCCGTGAACGTCTGAGTGCAGTCGAACGTCGGCGGATGCGCCGCATAGCACTTGAGGCAAATGTCGTTGCCCACCCTCGTCTCATCCATTGCTAGGCTGCGCGCTTTTCGATTTCGGCGATGCTCTCGCGGCTGTTCGGAAGCTGCTTGAGAATGAGCGCGCGAAGCTCCTCGGCAAGCTCGGCAGCAGCCGTTTCCGCTTCGTCCTCGGTCGCCTTGACCATTGCGATGTAGTGAGCGGCGTTCATGGCCGTGCGGTGCAGCGTGGCCCAAAACGTGGCTCGGTAGCGGATTGTCGGCGGGACTTCCTGCTGGATGGCTGTCTCATCGCCTTGGGCAAGAGCGAAGTTGATCCCCGCCGAGTGCGAGGCGACTAGCGCGCGAACGTGCGCCCGCTCAGCCTCAGACAGCGCCGGATCGCTGCCAGGATGCACCGTCACTGGCTTTTCGTGTGGATACGGGCGAGCGCCCTTCGTTATATAGGTCATCGCTATTCCCTCTCGTCTCTGGGGGTTGCCATACCGCGCGTTCTCATGCGTCCTGTTCATCGTCGCGAAGGTCGAGGCGCATTTCCTCGCGCTCCTGCTCTTCACGTTCCTCTTCTTCTGCCAGTTGGCGCGCCTGCATCCGAAGCACGTCTGCGTTGTGCTGGCGGTGCATCTCTTCGTCCCACTGCTCGCGGGCCTTCGCGGCGTCATCGCACCACTGGTCTAAATGGCCGATCAATCCGGGCGCATCGAGCTCCGTTTCGTGGCAGAACGGACACGAAAAGTTGCCCATATCTTGCTCAGTCACGATCTCTCTCCTGTTGATGGGATGCGCGGGTGCGGAGGGCGTGGCGCGCGGTTGCTTCGGCGGCGCAAATCGCCTCATTGACAAGCCATTCAATCGTTCCAGAGGCAACGCGCCCGTTGCACACAGGATCGTCTTGAAGTGCCCGTGTAAACTGCGCTCCCAACTTCGCGCGCAGCGGCTCGGTCGTCCACGGCTTCAGCTCCACCGATTGAGATTGTCTATCCATGAGGGAGCTCCTTGGTGGGCGATGGTTTATGGGCGATGCTTTCAGCCCGCGCTTGGCAGTCCTGAGGGACCGGTAAATCTCCGTTTGCCGCCGCTGTCGCGGTGCCATCGCTATCGCAGGTCATGCGACCAATCCCAACTGAAAGCCGAGCGGCGGCTCGGGATCAGGCATGTCCTTGGGCAGAAGCTGCAACGCGATCAGGCCCTTGTCCTTGGTGCGCCCGACTTCGCGGAAGCCAGCTTGTCGGAAAACCTGCCCGTAAATCGGGATTGGGCCGATAAAGCCGCGCCTGAGGCACGCAGCAGCTGGGCGGACCTTTTTAGGATTGACAAATGTGACCATCCCGCGATCTGGCGGTTCACCGTAGAAGGCGCGCGTTGCTGCGACAGCCTGCCGAATCATCTCGGATGCCTTGCCTGCACCCTCGCTGCGGAACGCCGAGCATATCCACGCGCCGCCCCATTCGTGCTTCACCCACTCAGCAAGTGGCCACGAGGTTACCCAATAGGCGCGGCCCGTATCAGTGAGCGCGGACAGCACCATGCAGCTGCCGGTCGGCACGAATTGCGGCGTTCCGGGCTTCTGGCGGCTATAGTGCCCATCTGCGATCCGTCGCGCGAACGGGTCTGCCCTCCATGACAGGTGCCACATCATGCGATAGCGGCAGCCGCGCGACAGCGCCGAGACGTGAAACAGGCTCGGCCCGCAAGGGCGGCAGAGCGGCGCTGAAAGCGCATCGCCCATAATCTATCCGTCATCCCGTTCTCCGATACTGGTGTTGGGTGGGGCGGACCTTCCCGCACATGACATGCGTGATAGTCCCTGTATCGTATCCTCTCGTCTATCCATGACGACCATTCCTTTCGGGCAAATCGCTTCGCGACCGCGCTCTCACCCTTCGGGCTGAGCCGTGTTGCACCGTCTCAGCGCTTCGCGTTTCGATCGCTTTTGCACGGTTAGACAATCGAAGCTGTCGCGATAGGACGAAACCCGAGTTTTTGGGGTCGTTAGACAGCGCAACCATCTGATAAGAACGGCTTTCCGCTACTCCGTAGGGGTCACCACCCGCTAGTGTTTTCAAGCACTTAGCTAGGGTTGGACAAAAAGGTTGGACAATGTTCACTCTTTATCCCACTCGGCTAGGCGGTTCAAAATGCCCTCCGCGAGCCGCGCCTGGTCGGCCCCTTTGGTGTAGGTCGTAACCTCCGCGTCGTTCTCCCAACCGCCGATTGCTTTCAGCATGGCCTGCGTCGCTTCCAGCTCGGCAGCTCTGCGCGCAATGGCCTTCCTCAGTCCGTGTGCGCGACCCGGAACGCCAGCCTCCTTGCATCTGTCGGAAAACCAGTTGCCGAAGCCGTCCTTGGTGTATGGCTTGCCGTATTCGGTCACGAGGAACGTCTTGATCCCGACCGAAGGCATGGCGCGGATCGCCGCGAGCAGCTGAGGCGCGGCGGGCATCCGCATGACTTTCTTGCCCTTGGACGCCACAAACTCGATCCGTCCGTCCTTGATATGGTGCGGGCCGAAGTCGATCGCGTCGCCGCGCCGCTGCCCTGTCCACAGCAGGATTTCGAGCGCCAGCCTCGCTTTCGTGCCGAGTGCGTGGCGCTTCCTGAAGCGGCCAATCTCCTCTTCCGTCCACGTGTGCCGCCCGCCCGTCTTTGGCGCGACAATGCTCTCCGCCTCTGATGCGGGGCTGCTCCCAATCATCTTCAGCCTGACAGCGTGCTTGAACAGCCGTTTGAGCTGCTTGTGGAGGTTGATCGCCGCGACCGGCCCTCCAACCATCCGCTTGCCGATCATCCGCTTTTGCGACTTGGCGAGCAGGATCGCCTCGATATGCTCGAAGGTGAAGTTGGCGACCAAATCCTTGCCGAACTCCTCGCGGAACGATTCGATGATCCCCCGCGCAATCCGCTGCCTGTCAGCTCCGGCCTTCAGGAACGTCGTGCTGGCGTAATAGCGGGCAACGAGGTCGTTCACCGTGCCTTCGCCTGAACGGTAGATCTTGCGCGGCTCCGCGCCCTTGGCAGCGGCCAAATCCTCCTTGAACTCGGGGCTGTTGTATGGGCCTCGAAGGTAGCGGCTCACCGTCCTGTTGCGGTAGCGGAAGCGCTCTTTGCCGTGGCGGTCGTAAAAGGCCGTGACGTGTTTTGGCAGCTTGCGTTTCATCGGCTAAGCACCCTGTCCAGCGGGTTCCGCCGAACATCGTTTGCCGCCGCCTGCGCGCTAGTCAAGATGAGTATCTTGCCGTCTGGGGTAAGCTCGATAACCGCCCCACGCATACCAGCCTTGTCCACGCTCCTAAGGGCGCGGGTCAGGTCGGCAGAGGTGAAGCGGGCGGGCTTGGTCACGCGGCGACTTTCGTCCGATCTTCGCGCCGATCATTGATCTTGAGCGGCCATGCCTCTCGGTTCAGTCCCGTGGAGGACTTCACCTGGTGTGCATCGAGAAACTGTCGGTGGCCGTGTCTGGTCATGCTGCCCTCCTCGATTGTTCGCGATAGCGTTCCTGGTATGCCGCCAGATCGGAGTCCGGCGCGGTGAGCTTGATCCCCATCTCCGCGCACTCGCGTTCGATCGTGTCCAGATAGCGCACCATCTGCTTGACCTTCATCTCGCTGGTCACGGGGATGAACTGCATTGCCTTGAGCTTCATCTCGTAAGGCAATGTCTTGATCGCGCTGTCATAAATCTCGCGGAACTCGGGCGAGTCCTCGCGCATGATCGGAACGCCGTGGCGCAGCTTCCATTCACAGCGCACTTCATCGGCGGTCATGTCGCCGCGCTGCTCGCTAGCTTCGCGCGCCCACAGAAATTGCAACCGGTTCTGGTCGAGCGAGCGGTCACGGCCCAGCGACCATTCGACGGTGAACGGCAGCTTGAGCGTGGCGAGCATGGCGTTGAGCGCGTCCAGCTCCGCTTTGTTGGTGATATGCCTATAGGCCATTGCCGCGCTCCCTCTTCACCTGTTCGATCTCGTGACGCCGCGGACTCGCCTTGCAGAACGCCTCTATGATCTCTTCGATGTCTCGACCGGCCCAAAATGTCCGTTCTCCAACTTCGTGTTGTTTTCGATGACATGGTGCACAGAGGGACACTCCGCGATAATCTGAAGGCTTAGTCCCCATCCCCGCGCCCGATCCCAGGCGCACATGGGCGAACTCGATCGCCGTCATGCTTCCGCAGTTGGTGCAGCTGTGCGACCTCACGAATGAGGCGTGCGCCTGACTGCGCCAGCGGGAGGCGCGCTTCTGGCGCTTCGGGATGCGGGGCGGCAAGCTCACGCCACTGTCCTCCGCAGCAGCGTCAGCCGGTCGCGCCTGGATCGCTTCTGCTTGCGTCCGGCAATCAGTGACAGTCCGGCAACGATCCGCTGCCTGCGCAAGCGCGACACATCGACCGCGCAGCGCTCGAATGACAGCCGGATACCGGCGTAGAGCAGCGACCGGTGCGGCGGCAATCCGAGGCGCTTGCGGGCGCGGTTGATCCGGTCGAGCCGATAGGCTGGATCGGTTTGATAGCGCCTCCGCTGGCGGGCGGATTCGTAATAAGGATCGGTGTAATGGGGGAGGTTCATGCGGCCTCCAGCGATCCAGCAAGTTGCGAACGAAGGGTAGGACCGTCGCCGCCGATCGCTCGGATGCGCTCGACCATCTGCGCCAGCTCGTCGTTGAACTCGTCAACTGCGGTTTGCAGCTTCCAGATGTAATCGTCGTCGCGGTGCTCGCGGACAACAAACAGAGGGAGGCCGGGGCAGTAGGATACGAAATCCCACCATTCGCGCTCGGCAATCCAGATGCTGCCCTGAACCTGGGCGCGGTGCTCGGCGGGGAGTTTTCCAGACAGCAGGCGCTCCACTTGAATGTGCGCCGATGCCGCCTTGATCTCCAGTCCGCCGTCTTTCCCCAGCAGACTGTCAGGACTGCACCCCTTCTGACCGTTGCGGATGAAGCCGACGATCTGCGGCTCGACATCGCGCATGAAGGCATAGAGATTGCGCGCGTCAGGCTCCCATTCCTTGCCGCGCTCCATGTGCCCGTTGGAGTATGAATCCATCGGCTGTCCCGTCAGGACTTCGCCGGCGAGCTTTCGCATGTAATCGGCGCGCGTCTTGCTCGCACCGCCGTCCTTGCCTTTCGCCAGCACGGTCGAGAAGCAGGACGCGGTTGGAATGCCGAGCCGAGCAGCATACCATTCCTCGGTGCCCTGATCGCATTCGATGATCTGGAGCATCACTTGCCTCCCGTCAGGAATTGCTTCGCTGCGGCGGGGTTCTTCTGCGTAAGGACGTGGATCGCATCGTTGTAGTGGAACGCCGCGAGATCGCGCAGGGAATCCACCTTGAGGTATTTGCAGAAGGCGATCTTGTCAGCCTTCACGGCGTCACACAGGCCGTTGATGACGGCCAGCTGCTCGGCGTTGATCGGGCCACCGTTGCCCGCCGCGCGCCCGTCGTCGTCGGTTGTCGCGATGTCGAAGATCAGCATCTTCAGATACCGCCGTCCGTAGCTAAGCGCAGAGCCGAAGCCGTGCGTCATCGTCTTGTTTTGCGCACCCTTCGGACCCGTGTTGTCCACGGGCACATCGGCCTGGTAATGCTTGGAAAAACCGCCCGTGTGTGATACATCGCAAGTCACTCGGTAGTGGTTCGGATATGGGCAATCCGAAGTGCCGAACGACATCGAGAAGCCATGGCGATAGATGATCGGGTCCATGAGCTTGCTGACTTGCTCAAGGTCCGCGTAGGTCGAATGGGTTTCCTTGTTGCTCTTGTTCTTGAGCACCGGCCCCATCTCTTCCTGGGCCTCGCGCATGGCGACGTTGAAGCGCTGTTCCGCCTCGCGTTCGAGGACGCGCTCCTGCATCGCCAGTAGGCGTTCGAGCTTGTCCACGTCCGTGTTGGGATCGGCGGCGGCGCGGGCGATCACGTTGATGATCGCATTCTCGCGGCCCATCGTGTCCAGCTCGTTTTGCACGGTCGGCAGGAAATCGTGGCGAAGTTCCTCGGAGCCGGTCTTGAGCTGCGTTCGTGGCGTTGCCATTATGCGGACTCCACTTTGATGCCTTTGAGGCACATATCGGCCTCATCGATTTTGCTCATGGCATGGCGAAGCGCAGTCTCTTCCGGACTGTCCTCGGGAAGTTTCT